AGGCGTACTGGCATGGAACGCTTATTACCCTGATCGGTGTAACGCACCAGGCCGCTCTGGAAGTTGATATTCACCTCGAATGCGTCCAGCGTTTCGCCGTCCGGGCAGGCCAGGAATGGGCCAACCCATTCGTAATCGTCGCTGACACCCGTCACGGTGGCGTCCAGAAGCGTGCGCTCAGTAAATCCTGGCCACGATGGATCGGGCGTCGTGATGGTTTCACCACCTGAGCCTGTTGTGACAATTAACCGCTCAACTGTGACCGTCTGGCTGTCCACGGCAGTAATCCGGAACTGATTGCCGGACAGGCCCAAAGAGAACCGCTGAATACCTTCCGGCAGTCCGGTAAACGGCGTGCCGGTGGCGCTG